GAACCCAACAAAGACAGGACTTTATTCAACCTACGCAGATGACAGGTTTATTTTTTTGTACTGGGATGGTGAAGATTGGGTAGACCAAGACGGCATCCGACCTTGCTACAAAAAAGTACAGTGGACGGGCCCGCTGCTGTCTGTCCCTGCGCTAAGAACTTGGGTAGGTCTTGAACCAGAAGAGATACTTGATTTGTTTGATCGAAACAATGTTTACGGCAGCAAGTGGATCGAGTTCGCCCGTACTGTGGAAGCTAAACTAAAGGAGCGCAACACATGACACCAAAATTCACACAACTACTTGAAAAGTGCATCCTCGACGGAGTAGTTTTGGGGCACAAAAGAGCGTACAAGCACGACAGTGCGCCAAGTGAATCGGACATTAATCAGTCAATCGTTAATGAAGTGCTCACTGAAATATATGAGTGGTTTGATTTTGATGACGCCAAACTAAAGGAGCGGAACACATGACTGAAAGGCACCCAACAAGCGGCAAGCAAATCTTGAACGCACCCGATGCGGAAGGTTTATATACCTGCCAGTACACCGGACTGCGTGTCAAGATTGAGGACGCTATTTACTTAGGCCCTTGTACACCACAAGTGAGCGGAACCTATGTCTGCCACCCAACCGCACTGCCAGCATTCAGAAAATCCAAGCGCATGTTTGACGAGAGCGAGGCTAACTGCAATACCTGCCAACACTTGGAACGCACACCCCACGAGAAGCGCAGGGACGGACTGATGCTGGGGCGTTGCCACTTGAACGAGTCCTTGAAGTTTCACCCAGATGACTACATGGGTATGCCATGCTACACACAAAGACAAGAGAAAAGACATGAACCTGAAACGACCGATTGACTACTTAGAGTTTTACAAGACCTACATTCCGCCACCGCCGATAAGCTCATTGCAAGAGCCTTACGAAAAACACCACCGCAAGTACGGCGAGAGGTGGAAGGCAGCTTACGCGCAGATTCCGTTGTGGATGAAAGAATTATTTTGGTACAGTTTTTGGAAGGAGCGCAACACATGAAACAAAACAAACAACCCCTACATGAGCGCCTTGGCATGTCGACGGAGGAAGCACTCAACCGACTGATTTCGTTTGGGCAGCTTAACCACAAGTACAAGCAAGAACACGGCGAGAGCATCAACCCGCAGCACCTTGACGCTGTGCTTAACGCCACACAGCCGAAGGAGAAGATATGACACCTGAAGACGAAGAGTTTGAACGCATCATGCACGAGCAGAAGTACAAGCTGGACAGCACACGCACAACAGTGGTGGCACAAGACTACTACTGGATACCTATTGACCAAGACACGCCCACTAACGTCAAGATTCTTTTGCTTGGCAGATCAGGTGTGGCAACGATGGGGCATTATGAACACATGCCGGGTACGCAGTTCTGGACGCATTGGGCACCACTGCCGAGGAAACGCCCATGAGAGACAAGCGCATTTCCAAACAGAAACGGGTAGGTGAGCCGCTGTCAGTGGTCTACTCAATCAAAGTAACGCAGAGCCAGAGGATTGCGCTTATGCGTCTAGGTCCGCAATGGATACGTGAGCAGATCGACAACGCAACAAGGAAACCAAATGACAACAGGAATTGAATTCTTAAAGCTGCCCAAGAGGCGCATGGGGCGAGGCCCAAGTAAGAAGCCTACACTGGTCAATGTTAGTTTGCGTATTCCTCAAGAGGTGCTGGACTTCTTTACAACGCAGTACCCGTACACCAAGCAAGCCAAGATACGAGAAGCCCTCATTGAATTCGTCAAGAAGCAGAAAGGTAAAGACAGATGAGCGATCCAGTAAATCACCCTGACCACTACAAGGTGGGGGGCATCGAGACCATTGACTTCATCGAGGCCAAGCAACTGACGTACAACATAGGCAACGTGGTCAAGTACATCACCCGTGCCGACCACAAAGGCAATCAGTTGCAGGACTTACAGAAGGCGCAGTGGTATCTGACCCGAGAGATACAGCGCATACAAAAATAAGCACCAACCGCCTCCGGGCGGTTTTTTTACGTCTGTACTTGTACAAAGTCAAATGCCGTGCTATAGTCACCCCATAAACAACTGGAGTGTTAGATGGCAACTACCCCCGAGGCCAAGGTCAAGGCAAAGATCAAGGACATCCTCAAAGCCCAGAACGTCTACTACGCTATGCCAATGGGCACTGGCTACGGTAACTCAGGCGTCCCCGACTTCCTCTGCTGCGTCAACGGTCACTTCCTTGGTATCGAAGCCAAGGCAGGCAAAGGCACGACGACTGCACTGCAGGAAAAGAACATCCGGCAAATCAAGGATGCCGGGGGCACAGCAACGGTAGTCAACGAGGACACCCTCGGTTACCTAGAACAACTAATCCAACTGATGAGAGCATAAAAATGGCAGAAATATCCAATGGTGTAAAGATTCTTTTAGGGCGCATGGCGTCTCACCCCGAAGACTTCTACGGCGATGCTTTGCAATGGAGGTTCATGTTTGCGGAGAAGTTCCGCGATGTGCTCACCGAGCCAGAGAAAGGGATGATCCACGAAGCCCTGAAGGAATTACGGCGGGGTGAGTTCGATGGGCTAGTCTTACAAGCCATCCTGCGAGACGAAGAAGAGAAGAAAGAGGCAGAGGAAAAAGCGGCCGAAGCTATTAAAGCGAGGGGAAAGGTAATAAGCAAGCAGGCTAAGCAAAACTACCAAGCGATGAACCAGCAGGTCACGTCCATCGGTAACCCATACCCACTGCAGAATGTAACCCCACTGCAGAACATCTTCAAATGAACATCCTAACTGTGGATTTTGAATCCTACTACTCTCAGGAGTTCAGTCTTACCAAGATGACCAATGAGGAGTACGTGCGCTCTCCCGAGTTTGAGGTCATTGGTGTGTCGGTGCAGATAGATGGCGGCAAGCCAAAGTGGTTCACGGGGGACATGATAGAGACCGCTGTGTTTTTGGGGCAGTTCGATTGGGAGAATAGCCTAGCCCTAGCTCACAATGCTGCGTTCGATGCGTCTATCCTTACGTGGGTATTCGGTATCAAGCCGAAGGGTTGGCTGGACACGTTGTCGATGGGGCGTGCGCTGCATGGCACTGAGGTCGGTGGTAGCTTGGCTGTACTTGCAAAGCACTATGGGGTGGGCACTAAGGGCACCGAGGTAGTCATGGCGAAGGGACTGCGCCGTAAGGACTTCCCTGAAGAGCAGCTAGCAGAGTACGGTGAGTATTGCTGTAACGACACGGCCATGACCTATGCCCTGTTCCAGAAGATGAGCGTTGGGTTTCCGCCGAGCGAGTTGCGGCTCATTGATCTGACCATACGCATGTTCTCCGAGCCCGTGCTGCAATTGGACGAAGGAGTTCTGACCGTGCACTTGGGTGAGGTTAGGCGCAAGAAACAGGAGTTGTTAAGCAGGATGCTGATCGAGAAGGACCAGCTAATGAGCAACCCTCAGCTTGCGAAGGTGCTTGAGGAATTGGGTGTGGTTGTGCCTATGAAGGTTAGTCCAGCCAACGGCAAGATGACCTACGCATTCTCCAAGACCGACGAGGAGTTCAAGGCGTTGCTTGAGCATGACAACGTGATCGTGCAGGCTATCGTTGCTGCACGGCTTGGGGTCAAGTCAACCATCGAGGAGACACGGACTGAGAGGTTCATTGGGATTGCCCGTCGCGGTTCTATGCCAGTTCCGCTCCGCTACTACGCTGCCCACACAGGACGGTGGGGCGGTGACGACAAACTCAACCTGCAGAACCTGCCGCGCAAGTCTCCGCTGAAATATTCCATCATTGCCCCCGATGGGTACGTGGTACTGGATTCAGACTCCTCGCAAATCGAAGCCCGTACTTTAGCTTGGCTAGCTGGGCAGAATGATTTGGTGGATGCGTTTGACCGTGGGGAAGATGTGTACAGAATCATGGCCTCTGCTATCTACGGCAAGCCAGCAGACGAGATCACCAAAGACGAAAGATTTGTTGGCAAGACGACAATTTTGGGTGCAGGCTACGGCATGGGTGCAGCGAAGTTCCAGTTGCAGCTAAAGAACTTTGGCGTTGTGATTACGTTGGAAGAGGCCAAGCGCATCATTGATACGTACCGGGCTACCTACCCTAACATTGTTAGGCTGTGGGCAGAAGCTGGCGACATGCTCAAGGCCATGCTGCGGAATGCACAGACAACTCTGGGCCGCGATGGGTTGCTAGAAGTCGATGGAGCCAACGGTATCAAGCTACCCAACGGGCTGTATCTCAAGTACCCTAACCTGCGCATACGTGAGGACGAGAAGACTGGCAAGGTTGAGGTTGTGTACGACACCAAGAAGGGCAAAGCAGTTATCCCTAACCGCATATACGGTGGTAAGGTAATCGAGAACGTATGCCAAGCACTTGCCCGCATCATCATAGGTGAGCAGATGCTAAGGATCGCAAAGAAGTACCGTGTGGTCATGACGGTGCACGATGCGATTGCAGTCATTGCACCCAAAGCCGAGGCCGAGATAGCTAAGGAATACGTCGAACTGTGCATGCGGCTCCGTCCCATATGGGCAATGGAGCTACCCCTCAACTGTGAATCAGGATATGGAGATAGTTATGGAGACTGTTAAGGCTATTGAAACTTTTTACAAGGGTTACCACTTCCGGTCAAGACTGGAAGCTAGGTGGGCTGTGTTCTTTGACACTCTTGGCATACCTTGGAAGTACGAAGACGAAGGGTACCAAAAGGAAATATACGACGAGGATGCCCCCATTGCTAACGCTGACCCCGGATCAGAACAGTATGGTTCCAAAATAGTACGGTATCTTCCCGACTTCTTCCTACCGCGCAGATACGGAGAAGAGGGGATTTTTGTAGAAGTCAAAGGCGATACAAACGCGCTCAAGAAAGACTGGGAAAAACACGCCGAGATGCACGATTTCGGAGGAATACTGCCCAACTTTAGTGACTCGATTGGTAAAAATATAGGACTACTACTGCTTTCCGAAATACCCGAACCATCAAGCAGCAAGATATATTTTCACCCCATCCTCCAACACTACAAAGGGCTTGTAAAGAGCTATGGCTCCTTTACGCCTTACGGTTTTGAGGTTGTTAAGCAATCTCACCTAGCCTCACTTCTAGATGTAGACCCGATTCATGGTTTAGATTCCAGCGACGAGGATTGGGACATAGACACAAGGCAAGTACACACCCATATGCACTACCCAACTGTAGTGGACGCATACGCCGCTGCACGGTCTGCAAGGTTTGAGCATGGGCAGAGTGGGGCTACATGAACTCTAAACCCATCGTCTGGTCGTTCAGTTCGCTGAAGACCTTCCAGCAGTGCCCACGCAAGTACTACCACGCTAAGGTTGCCCCGGACGCCGTACGTGACCCGGACACAACGGCTACGCTATACGGTAAGGCTGCACACACTGTGGCCGAGGACTACATCGGCAAGGGCACACCAATCCCCCCGCAGTTTGAGTACATGCAAGGTGTGCTGGACACGCTCAACGCAATCCCCGGCGAGAAGCTATGCGAAGTGAGGCTGGGCCTGACCAAAGACCTGAAGGCTTGTGACTTCCATGCACCGAATGTCTGGTGGCATGGAATAGCCGATCTGGTGATTATCAATCGGACGACAGGAGTGGCCCACTCAGTGGACTACAAGACAAGCAAGAATGCGAGATATGCGGACAAAAAGCAACTGGACCTTGTAGCCTGTGGCCTGTTTGCGAAGTACCCGGAGATCAAGAGGGTCAAGTCCGCTCTCCTTTTTATAGTGAGTAAAGAGTTCGTCAAAGCCGAGCAGTTCGTCGAGTTCAAGGACACCTACATGGACAAGTC